GTGCAATTGATTGTGCCGCTAACTTTGATATGGGCTATACAGCCTTTGCTCCCATTACTATGGGATTAATAAAGAAAGGAATAAGTGAGATTGCGAGCAAAGATAAAATCTAAACTCCCACTACTTCGATTTCCTTTTCTGACAATGTTGACTTTGAAGATATTGAGATAGACAAACCTTCTCGATTAAATCATAGCTATTATCTAAAACCTACTGAGATTGGTACAATTCATTTTCGTGGGTCCTTCGGTAAAGCAATTTTGCGGAAACCAAGAACTCAAGTAATTGATTTTCCACTTAAGAAGGAATTATTTCTTCGTTTTCCCGTGGAATATCACCATTCTCTTGTTGCTCCAATGTTCAATCACGTAGTTATTGATGGAGTTTATAAATCTCCAGAAAGAAATGCACTACTTGATTTATCACATCAGGTAACGGGTATTAGCCATAGTCATGCTGTTCTTGCTGTAAAACACTTTACTGAGAGGTTAAAGAAGGTCTCTGACTTTTCTAAAGACCAAGTAGTTAATATTTATACAGCTGTGAATGGCTCAAGTCAGTCGCCTTATATTAATTCCATTCCTCGTAGTACATCTGCGGGATGGCCTGAGAAAGGCAAGAAATACGAGCATCTTATAGAGTGTCCTACGGATACAGCTCCTGATGGCTTAATTCCTACTCAGTATGTATTTGACAGGGTAGTTAAATCTCTTCAATTAGCAAGTGATGGAAGGCGATCTGGAGTTGTTTATAAGACTTGTTTGAAAGATGAGCCTCGTGACCTTTCTAAGGTGGAAGACCGTAAAATACGGCTTTTCACCTTAGGTCCTATGACTTCTTTAATTACTACAAAGATGTATTATGGAATGTTCATGGGTATTTTCACAGCCAATGCTTTGGATGTGGAGACGGTTGGTGGTTTGAATTGTTTTTCGCCCGATTGGGGTTTAGTTTATAAGAATTTATCTAGACATCCCCATATCATTAATGGCGATTTTCGAAAGTTTGACAAAAAGACGTCAACTTTCATGATGATGTGCGCC